ATTTGCAGATTCTTCACAATGGTTGAACCGTCTGGCTGGATATTGGTAATCAAGAGATTATCGAAGTAATCCAGAGCGATCATTGTGTCAGTTGGAACTGCTGGATCAAGTAAATCGACAACCATCTCGTCGATGCGGATAGTTGTCTCAGCGCGGGTGGCGACATATTCGAGGGCGATGTTATTAACCAGCGTATCTGTTTCAGCTACAAGGTCTGTCTGGGTAATGCTGTGAGGAAAATATTTATTGACTGAGGCTGTATTTTGGACTGATTGAACCGTGCCACCAACGCGACCAAAGTTGGCTTGGTTAATAATCAACTTATCGTCGAATGAAAACTTGAGGTTACGGTATGGGATACCGCCACTCTGGTTAAAGGCTACGGGTGCTTTAGCCAATGAGTTCATAACGTCTGTGCGGTTCTTGAATATGGCAGTGCCAGAGCCGTTCATATAGAACGCGCCAGTCTCGGAAACCTCGACGTTCTTAAGAGCTGCAAGGCTGGTTCGGTTTGTCGCTGGGTCTGCAATACAGGTGTTAAGCCCTGTAGAGACTGTACGCATCGAGGTAGGGAAAGAGACTTGATCTAATATGGAGTTAAGGCGAGCAGAGGTAGTTTGCCCTGCTACGCCGCCAGTAACGGTCGTAATGTTAGCCATCTGAAATAGACGGAATCCATCGGTGCATGAAATATCGACATAACCAGTATCTTGATTGACTGGATAGGTGTACTTATAGTCTGTGATGTAACCAGAGAACAGATACTTCTGGGTCGTTGCCGTGGTAGCAGCTACGCGTATCTTTCTAAGAGGTGCTAAATAGCCATAGTAAGGCGATGAAGTATTCTGAGGGTTAAAGTATGACTGAGGGTCTAGAACGCGTATAACGGCTGTTCCAGCCTCGTATGTGTCACGCTGGATATTGCGACCACGGGTAATACTGATGTGATAGACATTAGGCGTTAGGTCGATAATTGGTTCTGGAAGGCTAGACGTGCCAAGAGTGTTTGTACCCAATATGCCATATTTAGGGTCGCCAATAACGAACCCGTTATAACCGAAGGTTGCCCCTGCCGAGTAGTCAAAGGAGACCGATATGGCTGCTGGTAATGCCATTACCCGAACATACCTGCAATTCTACCGATTTGGCTTGGTGATCCTGAAAGGCTTGCAAGCTGAGTGCCGTTCTGGATTAAGTCGATAAGTTCTTGCTCTTTGATTACTGAACCAGCAACATTAACGGTAATGCTTGGTGTTGAAGAAGAATAGCCAGCATAAGATTGACCGAGTGCGGTATATCGAGCAGAATCAAGAGCCAAAGCCGCAGCTTGCGCCGCTGTTGATCCATTGGCTAATTGGTATTGCATTACGTCATTGAAAGCGCCCTGAATGGCTGGGTTGCTAGAAACGGCTGAAGAAATAGTAGTTCCACCAATACCACCACCAGATGAAGAACTAGGGGTTCCAGTAAGCATTGTGTTTAATTTTTCTTGGAATGAAGCCAACCATTCGTCTAAGAAAGCAAAAGGATTTTTGACCTTTGCGTCGCCAATAGACAAGAAATACTGGTAGAGCTTGCCAGTAGAATCTTGAGCCATGAGGATTTGCTTGCTCAACTGGTCTGCTAATTGAACGTTTCCATCGAGTAAAGCTAATTGAAGTTCAGCGCGCTTACGATCGTCATCGGATAACTTACCCTTGAGGGCAGCGATAAGTTCAATCTGCTGCATATCAAAAATAGTGCCATCTTTTTTAAGAGCAGCCTGTTTCTTTTGCTCAGCAGTTAAAGCCTTTTGTGACTTGACTTGAGCCTTTGCTAAATCAGCCGCTTTTTTATCAGCTGCTGCTTTTGCTTTTGCTGCCGCTGTTTGACGTGCGCCCATATTGTGCTCGTAAAGAAAATCCGCGGCATTTGATTGAGTGCTTTTTTGTCTTGATTTTTTGCCAAGATTTGCCAAGTCCATGTAAGGTCGCGCTACCGCACTTGCAATTTCGCTAATGACGGCAGGAATACCGAAACCGTGTCCGGGAAGGTGTTTAAACTTTTCAATCAAAACGCCAAGTCCTACAACCGCATTTGCTGTGTTGTCTGCCAAACCTTGCATTGAATTGGCTATATCTTGAACATTTTGATCTTTGCCCGCCAAAAGGGACAAAGCATCTACAAGACCTTTTCCGATTGTTTCTTTTGCATTATCCGCGGCGGTATTAAGAATATCCATTTTGCCAGCATAAGTATCAAGATAAGCTGCTGAGGCGCCTGAAAATTGCTTATTAAGCAAACCCATGATTTCATTAAAGGATTTAGATTTTAATTGCGCTTGAGATAAACCAAGATTGTATTTTTTCAATCCTCGGGTAATTCCAACGTAACCATTTGCTAAGTCTTGGGTGACGGTTGCTAGATCAACACCAGAACCACGGGAAATGTCGATTGCATTTGTAAGTAAAGACATTGACTTGCTAACGTCGCCTGTAGTGGTAAGCAATGCCTGAAATGCTGGACGTAAGGTTTCATCGACTATGCCAGATTGCATTTCCAATTTCTTCATAAATTGGTCGATAGCTGGATTAGCAAAAGAAAGTCCTAAATTATCCACAGTCTTAGCAAGGCGAGCAGCTGACGCTTGATCTTCTGCAAAAGCCTTGAGCGAAGCCTTTCCAAATGCGTAAATCTTTTGAGCAGCAAAAACGCTGGCAATTTGTTTGCCGAGTTTGCCGACGGCTTTGTCTAAACTACCAACGGCTGAATCAGCTTCTTTGAAGGCTTTCTTGCCTTTGAACTCGGCTGCTAAGTCAATTCTTAAATCTGCCATCAGACTTTATCCTTTAATGAGTCGAACTTATTTTTAGCCTTAAAAATTGCTTTAACGACACCATCTTGGGCTTTGCCACGATCTTCTTCAAAAGCTCTGAATATGGCACGACCTTGCATCTTCTGTTTGTCGCCTTTAAGTTCTCCACCGAGGCGAGGTGAAAAGTTGCCAACCAATCCAGACTTACGTCCAGCGGTTTCATAAATAGCACCAGCGGCAGACTTGTTAAAAATAGAAGCCAAAGCTGAAAATCCTTGACGATTGACTCGGCTAGGCGTGGACTTATAAGTGATGCCTTTGCGAGCCACGGTTGCGTCATAAGCGACACGTTCCCAAGTGCCTCGAGCATTACCAACTAGCCAACCGCTAATAATTGAATCATTGTTGGGAATGTAGCCTCGGGCTTGCTTCACGACAGGCTTGAGAAATGAAGCAATCTCTTTGCTGGTTTCTTTAGCAAGAGTCGGTTCAACGATAGCGAGTGCTTTTCTAAGGGCGACCGCGCCTTGCAGCTTTACTGGCATCTTCCCTCGCCTTCGCTATGTCCTTTAATACTTGGACGTGACATTGAAACGCCATCGGGGAAAGTTCCACGATGGAGTCGAACGGAACTCCATATTCGTAACTCAAGCGAGCTGCGATATAGGTGACGGAGTTCCGATCTACTCTAAAGGGTCAGACTCGAGAACCTCGACTGTCTTCAAGGTTTCAAGAAATGCTTCTCCAAAAGGTTTAACCGTTACACCTGAACGGCGTATTGCTTCCCAGCAGAGCCAGTAAATATCTGACTGCTTCTGGTCTTCTAGAAGTGCTTTGTGAAAGCCCTTCTTGGCGTATTGCTCGAACGCATATTCAAGAAGCGGAGTAATTTCGTATTCCGCTGTCGTGTTGTCTGACGTTGTAACCCTTAGCTTTGCCATGTTAGCCCCTGTTTCTTATTCTTAGAATGTACCTGAAGTTGTTACAGCGATTGTACCTGAAACGTCCCAAGTTACTGACTGAGTAGAAAGGTCGCCTGTTGCGCCGTTGATATCAGTAGTTCCATTGACCAAAACTGTCATTGTGTAAAGAGGATTAGTTGCTGATACTGCTGCTGTCTTGTTCTGCAAAAGAACCAAAGTGACGTTTGTTCCCCAAGCAGCTTGAAGTGTCTGTAGAACTGACGCAGTTGCTGTGTCGTTAAGGAAATCAAGTGTGACTGATGATGCTTCAAGACCCTTGATAAACTTGTGTCCTGAGTCACCCATCGCTGTTACTTCGAGCTGGTCGAAGTTACGGTTCAAAGTAATGTTATTAACGTGGTCGCTGAGATCGACTGAATTGACCTTAACGCCTACGCCATTGTTTAGAAATACTGCCATTTAGGTTATTCCTCGTCTTTCTTGGACTTTGTAGCTGGCTTTTCGACCTGACCGATTTTGGTCAGGAAGTCTTTTTGTTCTTTTTCCCACTCTGACATATCTGTCATGGTTTAACTCCAACTCGTTATTAGTGATATTGACATCTCGCAGCTCAGGAGATCACCTGATGCTACAGAGAGAACTTGAGGCTGGGATACTGTTCCCACGTTATAGGCAATAGAATCGTTCGCTGTAGCTGCGTATAGTGAATTAAACATATTCACAACTGCGTTTTCGATTCCTTGAAGGTTGCCCTGATTATCGAATAATGGAACTGTAATAAGAAGTTTAAAATTGGCTGTTGGCCCTACAGTTGCCCATGAATCATTTGATGGTTCTAAATATGGATCATCAGGAATAATGACAACTGAGTTTGCCTGAATGGTTTGTGGTGGGTAAGAAAATACCTGATAGACGGTATTGTCTTGTAGCGCAGTCGCAAGCGTCTGGCGAAGGGTAGATACGGCTGGTGCTGTCATTAGCCAACCATTGACCGAGGTGAGGTGTAAGGTGCTATAAGACCGCGAACCTTTGCAAGCATTGTATTACCTAGACGATAAGGACTTGGTGTTACACCATCAATGGATACTCCACCGGACGATGGAGCTTGTCTGCTTTGCCAAACGTCCACAGCCAGCATAAGAGCTGCTTGACGGATTGCTGGTGTGGCTGAATAGCCAGTCGCCTTTGTATCTGCGCCTAGAGTTTTTCCGTATGGAACGACTTGGCGGTAATTTTCATCTGTAACTGTGCCAGTAGCGTTGTACTGAATTAGAGAATAGCCCTTTGGGAATGTGTAATAAGTGTAAGGAAAAAAGTAAGTAAAGAGCGGAAAAGACCCAGAGCCTTGACTCCATGGGTATGTCGCTGTAACTGTGTGGCTTCCGTTATATGACGCGCCAACACCTGAGACGGTAATTGTCTGTCCTGCTGTAAATGTAGCAACTGCTGAAAGGACAAGCGTTACTTTGTTGCTTTGAACTGTGCAGCCGATTACTGGATAAGAATCAAACCAAAGATATTGGTTCAAAGTATCTTCTGCGGTCTGGCAAGCAAGTTCTAGATCAGAATCAGGGTAGAGCGTACCTACGCCGAGGACTGTGCGAAGCTCGTCGGCTGTTACATAAGTTGCTGCCATGATTTCCTTTCTAAGACCGAACTGGCGGGGAAGGGCTCTGCCCCGCCAGTCGGCGTACTAGATTCGTCTCTTAGACGAGATTGAAGCGACGAACACCAGCAGGGATAAGAACCTTGCCTGCGCCGTAGCCGTAGATTGCTGTCTGTACAGCCATGTTTGAAACGACGTTCACAGAGAAGAACGCTTCTGGGGTCTCGAACCACATTGCTGTTTCAGGAGCGATGATAAATGCTGACTCGTCGATGAGACCAGCTGTAACGTTCTTATCAACGTAGAGGTCAAGTCCGAGGACGTTACCCTTGATTGAAGTTGGCTTTGCATCGCCAGCTGCGTTCCATGGTGAAATCGCGTTGTAGATTGGGCGACCAGTTGTATCTGTGTAACCCATGATTGTGCTCCACCAGTCGGTGTTAGTCACGATGTTAGACGCGAAGTATGAAGAACCCTTGTAAGCCGCAGGAGCTTCTGTTGAAACGAATGAAATCAAGCCAGCGTTAGTTGCTGCAACTGTTGCTGCCTGAGTTCCCTGTGCTGTAAGAACTGCGATCATTGCTGAGTCAGTTGCGAGGCGGTAAGCGCGCTCCAACTGGATAGCAAGCTGATCGAAGAAGATTGGGTCTGAACGCTCGAGGAGAGCGAGGTCGATTGTCTGCTGTCCTGCGTAGCGAGAAAGTGTAACTGTCTCGTATGCAGAAGTCATTGCTGTATCTGATGGTGCAGTTCCGTCGATTGGGTTAGCTGCAACTGTTGGTGCTACTGATGAGCCGCCACCTGCTGATGTAACCAATGATGGAATGTTGATTTGCATACCTGATGCTGGTGCAGCTTGACGAGAAACGGCGTCGATTGTTGGACGACCGAAGTTTGTGTTGCTGACGAAGTTTGAAAGGTACTGAATTGGGTTGAACGCTGGGTTAGATGAGATTGTCGCATCTGTTGCTGTTAGCAGTGAACGGTCTTCTGATGCTGCAATCCATTCGCGTGAAACGTTGTCGCCAAGTGCTGCCTTGATTTTGTGTTCTGTGTAGCGACCCATAGATGTGATTCCGTGACGAACACGAGTCACACCTTCGCCATAAGGAGTTGCTGCCTTAATGACTGGGCGTGAGGCTTCTGCTGTTGCTGCTGCCTCAGTTGTTGCGGGAGTTGTATCTTCTGACACAGCTGCCTCACTTTCTGTTTGGGTTTCGGTTTGTTCCATTGCTTTTTCTGTTACTTGAAGTTCTTTCAAGCCATCAACTGCATTGGAAATCTGTTCAATCAGCACGTCTTCTGCTGTTTCCATGGAATTTTCTGCCATGTCTTCTGATTCTTGTGCCACGACTTCGAGGACTCGAGCCTCAGAGAAAGCTGGTGATTCGACAAGAGAAACTTCTTTGAGA